TTTTATGTTCTTACCTTTGCTACACTTTTAAAAATGGTGTGCATAATATGCGACCAATTATTAGTAACCCGTGCGACCAATCCATGCGTAACATTCATATATTCTAACCACCTGAACTAATGAATGTTATATATTGGTTACTTTTTAAATATTGTACCTTTACTTTTCGTGTCTCCGACACATAATATTCAGCTTCAAATTTGAATTCATAAGAACGTTTGATTTACTAACAATTAAATTAAATGTTATGAATACGTTTGCAGTTTCTTTTTTAGTAAGACCTTCAAAGGTTAACAAAGCAGGTGAATCCCCTATTGAATTAAGTTTGTGTATTAATGCAGAAAGAACTTATATCAATCTTCCAAGAAAGGTTAAACCTTCCTTGTTCGATTGCAAGAAGCAGGTTATTAAAGGAAGAAGTGCGGAAGCAAAGGAATTGAATGAGTTTTTAAGTCTGATGAAGTCAAAGGTATATGAAGCCCAAACCAAACTTATTGAAATGGATATTCCCGTTACCTGTACCAATATGAAGGATATGATGAACGGTAAGATTGTGAAAAAGCAATATATGTTGTTGGAACTGTACAGGGAACACAACAAAGAATTCTTGGAACAAACAGGTAAAACAGTACGGATGCCAAGTTACATTAAGCACCTGACAGCCTACAACCATTTGCAGGATTACATCAAACTGAAATATAACGGACGTGAAGATATATTTTTGTCTGAAGTTAATTCTTCTTTTGTAAACGGCTTCTTTACCTATCTTCTAACCAAGATGCAGAACAACAGTGCGATTGGCAACCTGAAGAAACTAAGGAAGATTACCAATTTGGCTTTGAATAACAGATACATTAATATCAACCCGTTTGTTGGTGTGAAATACAAGTTACAGGAAGTGAAGGTTGATTACCTGACAGAAATGGAACTTGCAACCCTTATGAACAAGGAACTGACAATTGAACGTTTGCAAAAGGTTCGTGACGTGTTTATATTCAATTGCTTCACAGGATTGGCTTATATAGACTGCAAATTATTAAGAAAGGAATATGTTGTTGAAGATGAACAGGGCAATAAATGGATTGATACCAAACGGTTCAAAACAGGTATCAATTGCAAGATACCCCTGTTACCCGTCAGCGAACATATATTAGAAAAATACGACTATACACTACCTGTTATAAGCAATCAAAAGATGAACGGGTATTTGAAAGAACTTGGTGATATATGTGGGATTAAAAAAGACCTTCATACACATGTGGCACGCCACACAGCAGCAACTTTATTCTTAAATAATAATGTGGAATTGAATTCTGTATCAAAGATATTGGGGCACACCAATATAAAAATGACACAGAGATACGCCAAACTTCTTGATACCACCATTCTTAAACAGATGGATGTAATGAAAACAAAATTTGCTGTTTGATTGATAAGGGTTGGAAGTTCCAACCCTTTTTTGTTTCCACTGCCTTTTATCTTTTATCAAAATTCAGAAGATGAAAAGAATAAAGATAGAAGATACATTATATAATGTTCCCGAAAGTTGGGATGATGTCACTTTGGGACAATATGAAAAATGGTTTGATTATGTTGCTGATACCAAGATGAAGGAAGTTGAATTGGTATCGCTTATTTCAACTATTCCATTTGACCTGTTATCAACCCTTCCATTATCCTTTTATACTGATGTATTGAATATGGTTAGTTTTGCCTTTGCAGGAAATGATTTTAAACCGTCTAACAAGATTGTAATTGATAATGATGTGTATTCTGTATCAGTCAAAGATGAACTGACCTTAGCGCAATATGTGGATGTTGAAGCCACCTTTGAAGAAGAAGGTAATGATTCACGTTTATCTGAAATACTTGCAATTGTTTGTTTAAGGAAAGGTGAAAAATACGATTCCAAGATATTAAAGGAAAGAAAGAAGTTATTCCAAGATTTGAAGATGAATGAAGTGTTTCCCCTGCTTGCTTTTTTTTTGCAATTAAAAAAGAACTTATTGAAGATTACAACATTTTATTCAAAGGTAGTGGAACAGGCAAACCAATTTGCAAGCCTTATCAGGACTTCAGCAGAAAATGGGGATGGTATAAGGTTATTGCCGAAATTGCAAATGATGAAATACAGAAGTTTGATGAAGTCACTTCACAAACAGTTATCACAGTGTTCAACTTCTTATGTTACAGACTTGACAAAACACAGGCAGAAGAAGCACAATACAAGTTTGAAGAACAGCTTTCAAAGAATAAAAAGTAAACTATTCAGAAAATGATTGAAACAATAGTAAATACATTCAGGGAATTAGCACGCACACACAAAACAATAAAATCATTCTACTATAACAAGAATTATGAATTGGGTGCAGGGAATGAACCACACCCTTTACTTTGGTTGGAAGAACCGATACTTGGAAGTAATACAGGCACTAATGGTTCTGTGTTTTCCAATTCTGTAAACTTTTCCGTTTTGTTTGTGCCTGATGCAGAACATTCAACTGAACACCTGCAATCTTTAGCTTTCAGTATCGGGTTGAATATGATAGAGAAAATAAAACAGGATAGGGATTCTTATTTTACCATTAAGCCTGATTGGACTTATCTAACCTTATCTGATTATTATGATAATAATTGTTGTGGCGCACGCTTCAGTTGTAATTTAATTACAAAGAATATGAGTAACCTTTGTTTGTTGCCTGAACAATTTGATGAAAATAAGCAGTTGGAAGAAGAAGCAACCATACCTGACTTTAATTTAACGGTTACAGAAAACGGTTGTGAAACATTTACAAATAAACTTCCTGATTTTGATATACCAATTAGAAGATGAACAAGGAAACATTAAAGATAGTAGAAGCAATCGGTAATGATATACTGACTTTAGCAACAATCATAATGGAAGATGATTCAATATCAATTAATGATAAGGTTGGAAAGAACACATTAAAGAACAGTGCCTTAAAATCAGATATGGAACAGAAGATACAAGCCACTGATAATATAATGATTCAAACGTTCTTCAATCATTATGTTGTTTACTTGGAATGGAACAGACCTAAGAAATATGGTAAGCAGCCACCAATTGATGTATTACGTGATTGGGCTTCAAAGAATGGGATTCCAACGGATAACAGCACATTATGGTTGATTTCCCGTGCAATATGGCGTGATGGGCACACAGGCAGACCAATTTTAGCGACACTTGAAAACAATATTGAAGAACTATTTGAAAAACAGTATTTTGATGAACTGTTTACTGCAATAATAACGGAGTTAAAGAACTTCTTTAAAGATTAAAATAAGAACATGGGCTATTTTACAAATTTCAGTATAGCTAATGTAGATGAAAATAAGAAGATTACATTAGCACATAATCCAAACTTTGTTACTTTTTCAACAAAAGATAACCGAAAAGTACCTATCAAAATCAATTTGACGGTTGGCAGTACTTATGCAGGTGGTGAAGAATTTCCTGAAGCAGCCACTTTTTCAATTGTGGAAAAATCAACGGGTATAAAACATACATTCAGGGGAACTAACATAAAGGAAAACATCAATTCAAATACTTTCCTGCTTAATTCTGACAGGTCTGTTACTGCTGAAAATATCCGTATTGTGATGATGAAGGACAGTTGGTTAAAGAATAACTTTGAAATTACTATACCTTTCACGGTTAATGGTACTAACATTACCAACGGTTACACAATTTATATGACTTCCAAAGGTGCAGGTGAACAGTTCACTTTCAGTTTTGAAGGTTTGAATTATACGTTTCTTTCCATATCGGGCAATCCTTCAGTATCAACCAACTTAGATACGATTGATGGCGGTAAGGGAGATACAGAAATTGAACTTGATTTATATACAGATACAGATGTATTCTTAGGTGTGAAGGATATTCCTTCTGAAGCCGATTTTGGTACATTTGTCACCACGCTTTCAAAACATTATTATCAGGATTCACTTTGGTTTGAAACCAACACCCTTATCAGCAAGAAAATCGGATATAAAACAGAATTCCTTACATCTTCAGATTGGGTGGATGCAGGTACGTGTTCCGATTACAGATATATTGCCAAAACCTATAACGGAGAAACAAGAATTCCTTTTTATATATCAAATGTATTGTATGTGTTGAATGGTTACGATTATACATTAAATGAAAATGATTTGTCTGAATATGTATATGATACCTTGTACCCTACTGTTATAAAGCCTTTGACTAATGCACCTGATAAGAATTATGTGGTAGGACAAACAGAATACTTCAACTTCATTCTTTCGGATGCACAACACAACATCAACATAACACCTGAATTTAACTTTGGTTTGTCATACAGGTATTACACACCTTCAGGTGAATATATAACCACTGTAAACAGGCAGGGCAAGAATAGAAAGAAAATGTATGTTGTAAACACTGTTCAATTGAACCCTGATATTGAAACTATTGAAAAGAATACCAATAAAACGGTTGGTTCGTTTACAGTAGCTTTGAATAAGGACAACACGCCTATCAGTAAGGAATTGAAATATAATGTTATACCTGAATGTTTAAACAGAACAAATGAATTTGCGTTTTTAAATAGATTAGGCGGTTGGGATTCATTCAACTTTGGCGGTACATGGAGTACAGAGTTTAAGACGGATGTTTCAACCATCTATAAAACCCTTCTTCCTGACTATAAGATTAGTTCCGAAATAGAATCAGTGTTTAAAAAGGAAATTGAAGAACAATTTGTCATACAGTCAGATATGGTGGATTATAAAACGGTTGAATGGTTACGTGAATTGGCTGCTTCAAAAGTGGTATATGAATTATATTCTTTGAAATATGTGATTGTGGATGATTTGACTTTGAAATATAATGATGATGAAGATACCTACCAAGTTGAAATGAAATATCATTTTTCAGACAATTTTAATTCGATTGTCAAGTGATAAAATACTATTATAAGATGTGGAAATGATATGTGAAGGTGATATGGGTAACTGTATCACCTTTTATCTTTTTTCAAAAAGATATGGTTAATACCGAATTATACATAAACAATCAGTTATGCGATATTGTAAACCCTTATGAATTAGGTGTAAGATTCCAACGTGAGATTCTTATACCTTCTGAAATAACTACCAAAGATGTACAATACAGTTTCACAATCAAATTGCCTACTTCCAACACCAACAATACAATATTCAATTTTGCGAATGTTGAGGAAGTAAAGAACAAATTCAATTATGAATATCAGGCTTTGTTGATTGTTGACAGTATTAAAGTGTTTGACGGTAAGTTTCGTCTAACAGAAATTGATGAAGATACTTATAAGGGTAACTTATATATTCCTGCTGCAAAGACCATCAAAGATATTTTTGGTTCTAAAAAGCTTACAGAAAACGGAAGTTGGATAATACCGTTCACTGATTTTGCATCTTCCATTACTGAATACAACATCAAACAAGAAACAGAGATACAGCCCTGCATCTTTCCTTTTGTTTTATATGGACTATTGCCAAAAGTATCTACAAACCCGAATGCGGTAGTAAATGGTGAAGTGGTTGGTGAATATACCGCAAAGGATTTATGGGATGAATATGTAAGATTGGGTGTTGAAGATATTCCACCTTCTGTAAACTGCTTGCAGATGCTTAAAACCATTTTCAACAATAATGGTTATACGCTTGGTGGAACTGCCTTTGAAGATTCCCGATTAACCAACCTGTTTGTTTCTTATAAGAATGAAGAAGATTACGTACAGGAATGGAATTGGGGAAGGTTGTGTAGTTTCAACATTCAGGGGAATTGGGAATCTGTTGTTGACCGATATAGTGGAAACAGGACTTTTGAAAGGAATATTGAAAGAAACGAAACTGACAAGGGTACATTCTATACAGTCAACCTTTTGGACTGTAACCAAGTTAATTTCACGTCAATAAGTGATTCAGGAACTAATATTATCACAAGTGACAATAAAGACAAATGGAATGATGACAGGTACAGAAGGAAAAAGGCTTTTATCAGCATCCCCAAATCAGGACTGTATAAGATAAAGGTAAAAGGTTCTATTGAATTGGATAATACATACAACCATTCAGGAAGAAACAGCGGTTGGAAATGGGAAGATGGTGTTACAGGCAACCGTTTCACTTCAGCAGGTCAGTACAAGAACGGTTCAAGAAACAACAGGTTTGGAAGAAAACGTTATGAAATTCAATTGGTTCGTGATTATGGTTCAGGTGACTTTGAAACTTCTTATAAAACAATTGTAGGATTCTATTATAAACCCAACAACCCACAGAATAATGATTTTTCAAACAAATCCCCTGAAAATTATCCAAAGTATTTTCCAAAAGAGTATAAGGCACATCTTATTGATGCTTCGACTGATGAAAAATTCTTATGTGGTTTACATTTCGGGCGTGTTGATAATGATACGGATTATAATCCAAAGGGTTATCCTGCAAACTATATGTTTATCAAAAACGGGTATTCTTGGGATAAGTCCTATACTCAAAATAAAAAGATTTATTCGGCTTACAATAACCCTGATGGCTGGTGGTGTTGGGGTACGGATAATGATGCGACAATTGAAGTTGACCCTGAAACGGGTGAAGAAGTTGAAGGTGAAGAAACAATTGATTTGGCTTGGAGAGAATCAAACCGTTATGAAACACATATTGATAATGCACCCAATTCGTATATAACCCAAAGTGGCGATTACATGGGAAATGGTGAAGTATATCAAATTGTATATTTGGAAAAGGGGGAACATATAACCTTGCTTGCTGTTGCTGAAGCAAACGATTTAAGACGCAACACAGATAAGACAAAATGGAATTGGGGCTGCGCTTATATGAAAATGAATTTTGAATTGGATGTGCAGCCATTCAGAACCGATTCATCTTGGATAACCATTAACAATAATGGCAACGGTTATCGAAATATGGATTGGAATGCTGAATCAAATTTCAAGAAAGATGATATTGATTTGATAAAGTTCCTGCCAAATGACGTGAAAACAGACGAATGGATTGATAACTTTTGCAAGGCTTTCAACCTGACTTTAAGAATGAACGGATTAAGGAACTTTGATTTGGATGTGAAACAGACAAATACGCTTAACACCACTTCTGTAATTGATTTGGAAGATAAAGCCAACATAAATTTCAGAAACAACACCCCACTTGGATTACCTTCAGCTTTTGAACTTGGGTTTACCATAAATGACGAGGAAGAAGGTTACAGAAGAACAGGTGAAGATGGCGGTGGCAGGTTTGAAACAGGTACGGTTGATGGCACTGTATTAACCCAAACTTCCAATTTCAGTTATTGTTGGTATAAGGATATAAGAAAAAAAGTTGGTGATGAAACAGAAAAAACAGTTCAATTACCAATCATTTCAAATTATGAGATATGGCAGGACAGTATGAACTATTCCGAAGGTGTTCAGAAACTATACACCTCTTATGCTCAAAGGTTTTGGTATTATTCAGGAATCCTTAACGATAAGGCAGGTAATATTTCAATTGGTGGTAAGAATTTGAAATTGGCTGATGTTTCCAACACCTTCAACAAGGATAAGATTTTAATATTGGACTATAAAAACAAAGGAAACACCATCTTAACCACTTATTTCACGGTGATTGCTTCAAACGATACCAATTATACTGAAATAGAATGTTACCTAACCCCTGATGAATATGATAGGTTGGATGGTTCAAGTTTGGTTAAGTTGAATGGCGATTTATATTACATATCGAGTATTGAAGGGTATGATATTACCGAAAAGAATAAAACGAAACTGAAACTTATCCGAAAAATGAATTGATTTAAGTGGTGTGGCTGTAATGGCTGCACCACTTTCTTTTTATCTATTTTCAAAAAGAATAATGGATAAAAAGATATTTACCATTCAGATAGACGGTATAGAAAAATCATATAATGATGTTCTTTCTTTGGTGGATGCTTTAAAACAGTTGGATAATTCCAACCTTAGTGTTTCAGACTCAACAAAGAAAAAAACAGAAACCACCACTGAACAGGATAAAGCACAAAAACAATATCAATCTACTTTAGATAGAATTGCCAAACTTGAAGATGATGCAACCAAACAACAGATTGCAGCAACCCAAACTTTACGTGAACGTAAATCTGTTATTGAACAGGAAGTGAAGGTTAACACTGCTGCTGAAGGTTCGATAAAACAAATGGGTGCACAACTTTCATTACTTCGTAAACAGTACGACAATCTTTCAAAATCTGAACGTGAATCTGAAGAAGTTGGCGGTAAGCTATTGAAGCGGATTCAGGAATTGGATGCTACGTACAAAGAAGCCAAAGAAAGTACAGGTAGATTTCAGGATTCAGTAGGTAATTACGAAAAGGCAACCATTTCATTAGTTGAACAAGCAGGTGAATTTAAAAAAGGTGTTGGTGAGTTGGAAGACCAATTGGCACTTCTAATTTCACAAGGTGTTGACCCCACTTCAGAACAGTTTCAGGAATTGGCAAAACAAGCAGGTGAAGCCAAACGAGCAGTAAATGAAGCAGCAGCAACGGTTGATGCTTATGCTTCTTCTGCAAAGGGTTTATCAAGTGTAATTAATGTTGGTGAATCATTAACGGCTGCATTTGGAACTGCAACGGGTGTAATGAGTATGTTCGGTGTGTCGGGTGAAGAAGTGGCAGAACAGATTGCAAAATTGCAGGGTGTGATGGCAACCCTTCAATCACTTCAGGTTCTTCAGGAAAACATAACCAAGAAAGGCACAGCAACCAATCTTCTTTATTCAAAAGCGTTAAAGGTTCTTGGCTTAGACCATAAGAAGAACACCGCTTCATTAGCTGCTGAAACGGCTGCACAAGGTGCAAATACAGTGGCAACAAATGCTGCAACAGTTGCTACCAAAACATTTAGTAAAGCCCTTATTGCAACGGGTATCGGTGCGATTGTGGTATTGCTTGGCTTATTGATTGCCAATTTTTCAGAAATTAAGGAATGGTTTTTGAAACTGATTGCGCCAATAGACGGATTCAAAGCAGCCCTAATGGGTATTGGAAGTGTTATTACCAATTATATAGTTGCACCTTTCAAAGCCCTGTTTAAATTAATGAAAGGTGATTTCAGTGGTGCGGTTGATGAATTCAAGAAGGGTTTTGATGTAATGGGTAATTATGCGGAAGGCAAGAACAAACAGATTGCCAAAGATGCGGAAGAAAGAAACAGGAAGTTTGTTGAAGGTGCATTACAAACAACTGATACCCTGATTAAGAATAATGAAGCTAAGTATGGAAGTGATTACAAGTACACTGAACAGGGTAAAAAGTTATATGACAAGTACTTTGCTTACCAACTTCATTTATACAAGGGTGACAAAGAAAAGTATGCTGAAATTCAGCGTGAAAAATGGTCTTATGACAGGGAGTATAACGAAAAACTGAAAGAAGCCGAAAAGAAAAAAACTGAAGATGCAAAGAAAGCAGCAGAAACAGCTAAAAAGATTGCTGATGAACGCAAAAAGGCACTTGAAGAATATAAGAAGTCTTTGGATTCATTCAACAAAGAAACTTATGCACTTTCAATTGCAAATGAAGAAAAATTGATTGCTGCACAAAAGAAAGCAGCCAAAACTTCTGATGAAATGGCTTTGGCTTATGGTAAAGAAGCTGAATTATTAAAACAGAAGAATGAAGATGAAAAGAAAAAGGTTGAAGAACAATATTCTGAACTGATTAAGAAGGCTGAAAAACTAAAACAGGACACAACCAAGATAACTGAAGCCAAGAATGCACGTATAAAGGAACTTGAAGAAAAACAAAAGGCTGATTTAGTGGCTTTGGAAACTGAAAAGACTGAAGCAATCAATAAGATTAATGAAGATGCCAAAAAGAAAAAAGTTGAAGAAACACAAAAGGCACTTGATTCTGAATTGAAATTGATGAATTCACACTACACTTCAATTCAAGACCTAACAAAAAATGCAGTCAAGAAAAGCGGTAAGTTTGATTTGATTGATGTGGATGCCACCAAAACCAATTATAAAAAGATTGGTGAGGAATTGAACAAGTATTTGGATAATCTTAATTCATCCAAAGACCGTATCAGTAAGTATTATGATGATATGGCAGGTTTATATTCCAAAGATTCACAGGAATATAAGGATTTGCAGGATAAGAAACAGGCTGCTTTGAATGATGTTGAAAGTAAGATTAAAATTACCAACAAGAATATTGAAGATAACACACAGGCTTCAACACAGGTTCAACAACAATATTTTGCTGATTTGACTGAAAAGGTTAGCAAAGTGTATGAAGGGGTGAATGAACTTCTTTCAGGTGCATTTGATGCTGCACAATCTATATTTGACACGCAGTTGGAAGAAGCGCAGGAAAAATTAGATGAAGTAACTGAAGCGTATGACGAAGCTGTTTCAAAGAAAGAAGAATCAAATGCAAGGTTGGCAGAACTTGAAGAAGAAGCCAAGACCGCAACAGGTGGACGTGCTATTGTGGTACAGGAACAGATTGCAAGGGAAATGGAAGCCAATAAAGAACTTGCAAAACAGGAAAAGGAATTGGCAAAGGAAAAAGAAAAACGTGAAAAGGAAGTTGCCAAGATTGAAAAGAAACAGAAGAAAGCAAGTTTGGTTCAATCGCTTGTTACAGGTATTGCACAGGCTGCTTTAGGTGTTCTTCAGGCACTTGCAGGTGTACCATTCCCTGCAAATATTGTGGCTGCTGCTTTGGTGGGTAGTATGGGTGCAATCCAAACGGGTATAATTTCATCACAGATTGCCAAACTTGAAGATGGTGGTTTATTGAAAGGTAAACGACATAAAGACGGTGGTATTCCTGTTGGAAATACAGGTATTGAAGTTGAAGGTGGCGAATATGTTGTGAATCGAGTTTCAACTCAAAAGAACTTAGGGTTGATTGAATATATCAATACAACAAGAAAAGAAATACAGGTTAATGATGTTGTTTCCTATTTCAACAGGAAAGGCAATACTTCAATCACGCCTGCACCGACTTTCAAAGTTCAATATGAAACAGGTGGGCAATTGGCAAATCTTGATACTGTTGGTGCTGCCACTGCAAATGATAACAGGATATTGGAAGCAATTAATTCAATTGATTTCAAACCTTCTGTATCAGTTAAAGAGATACAGGACGTTCAAAGCCGAATGACTTCAGTACGTGAATTGGCAGGTGCAAGCAATTAATTGAAAATAGTTTATAAATAAGGTGGTATGGGTAACTGTATCACCTTTTTTTATTTCAATTTATCTATTATCAAAAATTGATAATGGCTAAAATTCCAATATATGAATGTAAGATTGATGAATCCCTGAATGACATAACAGGAATTTATGCAATCTCCTTTGTTGATGAACCTGCTGTTGAAGAAAATTTTGTCGCATTATCAAAACAGGCAGTTCTATTGAACAAAGACACTAAAAAGCAAATCCTTACAGGTGTGGTTTTGAAACCAAATCAACTGATATACCGATTGGACGAAGAGAACCAACCCTATTATATCCAATTTTCAGAAGTTGAAATTGAAAAGATTTCCCACAAGATGATGAAAGCAGGATTGGCTTTATACCACACGACACACCAACACGAATCCGAATTGAAAGGTAATTATTTAACTGAACTTTGGATTGTTACCGACCCTGATAATGACAAATCAAATGCTTTAGGCTTCAAAGATTTACCCAAAGGTACACTGATGGCAAGTTATAAAGTCACTGATAAAAGTTATTGGGAAAATGAAGTAATGGCAGGAAAGGTAAAAGGATTCAGTTTGGAAGGTTTTTTCAATCAAGAATTAAAACTAAATAAGACAATAAAGAAAAATAAAATGACAAAACACAAGAAAACAAGCCTTTTAAGTAAAATAGGCAAGTTCCTAATGGATATTGAAGATGTAGAAAGAACTGATGCAACTGATTCAGGTGAAAATGTACGAATCTACCAATTATATGATGGTAAAGAAGTAATGGTTGATGAAGATGGTTTTGCAACTATTGATAACGAACAAGCACCTTCAGGTGAACATAAACTTTATGATGGAAATACATTAGTTATTGATGATGCAGGGCAATTTGTTGAGGTAAAACCTTCTGCTGTTGCTGTAACTGAACCTGCTGAAGCCGTTCCTGCACCTGTTGATGTTCCAAATGAAAATCCTGCACAATTGGCTTCAGTAGATGAAGAAGAAAAGAAAGAAGATGAATCTGTTGAAGATGAAAAGGATAAAGAAAATATGGAAGATGTACCTGCTGAAGTGGATGTTAATGCTGTAATGGCTGAAAACGAAGCATTAAAAGCAAAGGTTGCTGAACTTGAAGCCAAGATTGCCGAATTGGAAGGTAGTGTTGCCGAAAAAGACACTGAAATTACTGAAATGAAAAAAGTAACACCTTCTGTTTCCCCTATTAATCCAACAGCCTTAAATGCAACCGCAAAACCATTTGAGAAAATGACACGTGCAGAAAAGATTGCTTATACGCTAAGAATGAGCAACAAATAAAAATAGATTTATCTATTGAAAAATAAGAAAAGAAAAACACAAAATAGAACATGGCAGAAATGTACGATATTACAGGTATTAGTTACCAAGCAAGCAGACAACCTGAATGGTTCACCAAAGCCTTATTTACAGGAAAGATTGTAGAAGGAAATTATGTTAGAATACTTCCTAACGTGAAGAAAAGCACCTATCTAAATATGTTAGATTTAGATGGAAACGTTTTGCAAAAATCAAATAACGATTGTGGTTGGAATCCAACAGCAGCTTTGAAATTGTCAGAAACATTAGCAACTGTAACTGATTACAAAATACAATTAGAAGATTGTATTGAAAAGTTTAACAGTACTTGGTTAGTTGACAAGATGAAAGCAGGTGCAAATGTGGATGAAATGCCTGCAACTTTAGGTGAAGCTTCACTTGATATTGTTGGTAAGTCTGTAAATGCGGATATAGAAAGAATGTTGTTCGGTGGTGATTCAGCTAATGATAATGAATTTGATGGATTTGTGAAAATCTTGAATGATGCAACCGATTCAATTAAAGTTTCAGGTTCAACATTAACTAAAGCAAACATTATAAATGAGTTGGAAAAAGTATTTATTGCAATTCCTGAAGCAGTATTACAACAAGGTGAAGATAATATTAAAATCTTTGTTTCTTATAATTCATACAGAGCGTTGAAAATGGCTTTGGCGAATGTTGAATCACAAGTAATTGCAGCAGCATTCACAGTTGACGGTGGTACTATCCGTTACTTAGGTGTTGAAATTGTACCTGCTGTTGGTATTTCTAACGGTCAAATGGTTGCTGCAAATACTGATAACTTGATAATGTTGACTGACTTAGTTTCAGACTTCGCAAATATTGAATTAGGCACGTTCCCTAAACCAAATGAAAACAGATTATGGGTTAAAGGTGCTTTAAAAGTAGGTGTTGCAATCGCTTATCCAAGTGAAGCGGTATTATATGCTTAAATCTAACATAAGGGGTTGAAATATACCCCTTTATTCAAATAATAAAGAAGAAAACACAAAATAAAATGAGTTGTAAATTATCAAATAATATAACACGTGATTGTATGTACCGTGTGGCAGGCGTTAAACGTTTGTATTTGGCAAATTTTGATGTTGCCAATAAGTATGAACAAGATGCTGACGGTGTTATTTCAGCAATCACTTTAGGCACAGGTCAAAAAGTATATCAGATGGAATTTGCTGATGGTACAGCGCAGTGGACGGACGATTTAACAGCAGGTGGTAACAGTAATAAATACAGAACCCACACTTTAACCTTCATAATGACAGAATATGATACCAATATTCTTAAAGAAACGCAAGCCTTAGACTTGGGACGTTATACAGCCTTTGTTGTTGACAATAATAATAAAGTTGTTTGCTTGGGCAGATTGAATGGTATGGTTGCAAGTTCTGATAATTATGCTTCAGGTGCAGCAGAAGCGGATGCAAACGGTTTTACAATCGTAATGGCAGGTATTGAACAAGAAGTTGCACAATTAGTTAAAGATGAAGAATTGGTAAGAGCATTACTTCAACCTACTGTTACTGTAACTGACTAATTGAATTGAAAATAGTTTATATAAGGTGATATGACTTAGGTTGTATCACCTTTTTTTATCTCTTTTAAAAAAGAAAATGGATTGTAAACTAAATAAAGACCTTACAGGTGATTGCAAATATTCAATATCAGGAATTCATTCACTTTGGGTACTTAATATTGATGATTTCCAAGTATATGAATTCAGGGATGATAAGTTGTATTCTGAAATATATATTGATAACATATACATTAAGGGCAAATGGTACGAATTACAGACAATTGACGAATCCAAGTTTACTGAAAAGTTTGCGAATGGTGGCTACTCACAAGAACTTACAACTTATATATCAAAGTTTGATTCAGAAATACAGGCTGAAATACTTAAAACCAACAAAAGAAAGTTCTTAGTTCTATTCCGAACTAATGAAGGGCGTTATTTTGTGTATGGTTCTGATGGTGGTGTTCCACTTGTTTATACTGCTGAAACAGGTTCAAAAGGTTCTTCAATCGGTTATTCTGTTACCTTATCCAAGAATAGCCAATTTCCATTATTTGAAGTAAATCCTGATTATATGGTTAATGGTGGCGGTGCTAAATTCCAATATTTACCTGTATTTGAACCGATTTATTGTGAATTGAATGCTTCAAATAAAAACACAGGTTATCAGGTAGCAACTTATGCTGTAAAACAAACTATTGATAAAGGTGAAGCACTTGATATTAATGGTAATTTATGTTCCATATCGGGAAAGAAACAGGCAATCGTGATACTTCAAGGCAAATCAAACCCTGATTCATCCAAATATGAATCAGAAGGTACATATAACCCTGATTCTGTATTGAAAGGTGGTAATGTGGTGAAGAAACTGAATTACATGGAATGCAGACCTGAAATAACAGGTTCAATTACTGCAACACCCAATCTTATTATTTTAACAAGAAATGTAAGAACCAAGAATATTACCATATATAGCCAACACGATTGGAAGATGATACAGGCAAGTGATAAAGCCAATTGCAATCTTAATGAAGGTGGTGCAGGTGATAATATCGCAAAATTTGACAGAAATACCAATTATGGAAATGGTACATTCAAATTCAAAAACACTTATACACAGGAAGAAATTGATGTAAAGGTTCAGAATTTGGTGTTACAGTCAACAGGAATGGATGTTATAGGTGAACAAGTTACACCCACTTCAAACGGTGTTATTTGTTCGGCAGCAGGATGTTCTATCAGGTTATCAATAATGTGTGCAGGTGGTACAGGTACTTATTCCCTATCAACCAATATATCACATTCTAACTTTGTCACATACACGGCAAATACCAATTCATTTGAAATAAGGGTATCTGAATCAGATATTGAGGAAGAAAAAACTGCTGTATTTACTTTAACACACGATACTTCAAGTGATGAAAAAATTATATTTACCGTAACACAAGAAGCAGCAAAGATTATAAAAATTCCTGATTTCAACTTTCTTACATACAGATACTTTTGGACTGAAGAAGATGGTAGGGACTTAGATACGGCAACAGAATTGGTAAATAGTGGCTTGGTTGATGAAGCAGGTAATTCAATTGATGGTTTGGCTGTTGGTTGGAGTATGGCAGGTAATTCCAATACAGCAGTAACCCAATATTTAATATATGGTGGTGACAATACACAAAGTGGTAATGAATGTACATTTATTGATATGTTAGCCCTTTGTTCGGAAGAAAACTTACCTAAACTTCCTGATAAGATATATGTAGATGTTTATTGTAATTGGTATGGAGAAAAGAAACTTGGTTACATGACCTTTGAGATTAAGGCTTATAAAGGTGGTGAAATGCAACAGGATGGTAAGAACTTTATAAATGTAGGTGGCGAAGAAGTGTATTCAGGCGAAGAATCCAAATTTGTAAAAGCAGCCTGTACTTCAAATAAGAATAATTATAAAACTGATTATACTTATGTATGCCGTATTACATACGATAAGTTAACCCGTGAAGCAAGTATTGCAATTCAAACAGACGATTCAGGTAATGATTGCCACACCACTTAAATAATAATTTTATCTATTATCAAAATTAGTAGGAGATGTTGAAAATAAACACTACAAATAAATATGCGGAATTTAAGTCAGATACAAAGTCTGATTTATATCCATTAAATGAAATTTCATATACTGTTGAAAATGAATCTGAAACAGTTTCATTTTACAACCGATTTTACAATAAAATAATGACAGAACAGATTTCCAATATACAAGTGAATGATGTTCCTGTTACCCGTGACAATATCCAAGATTTATTATCTGTGTTGTTTGCTGCTAATGAAGGTGGCGGTGGTGGCACTGTTGACCTTTCCAATTACTATACCAAACCTGAAGTTGATGCCAAAATTGATACCAAAGTTGATAAAGTGGAAGGTAAACAACTTTCAACTGAAGATTATACCACAGAAGAAAAAACAAAATTGGCAGGATTGGAAAATTATGATGATACCACTGTTAAAGATGATATTGCTGCTAATACAGCAGCAATTGAAGCAGAAGTAACACGTGCAAAGGCTGCTGAATCAACACTAAATAAAAAGATTCCAACTGTTCAAATAAGTATGTTGGGTAATGATAAAAATTTCGTTTATTCTGAAGGAAAAACAGGTAGTACAAAAAATATAATATCTGCAATCGAAACAGGACGAACAGAATTTGATAATTTCATTTATCTTACATATTGGGGTAACAGTAATAGTAGTAAAACTATTTATCTTGACCGTGCGACTACTGAAAAGGCAGGTGTAATGACAGCAGATGATAAGAGAAATATAATTCATTATACAGGTGTATATGAAATAACTGCTGATGAAGAAGGTACTTTGCAAATGCGTAATGATGTAATGATGCAATATACTACTATAACAGGAAATACAATAATTCAATTGCCAAATATTAATTATTTGTATAGAGAATTTCATTTGATTTTTAAAGGTGTTACAGGTAGTACAATTACTTTTCCTTATGGTGTGGTTTGGAAAGAAGCACCAACTGAATTTGTTGAAGGTGCAACTTATGAATTCATCTTTACTTTTTTAAATAATGGCAATAAATGGTATGCAGGTTATATAAAATATGAATAAGAAATTATTATTTAATGAAAGCACACCTGTTGCTGAAGTACCTTTGGTAAAGGATTCAATATTTAGAACCCTGATATTAATTTTCGGTTCAAATAATTCATATTATTTGGATAGCAATAGCAAAGCAGCAAGTTTAAGACTTCAATATTTGACAGGTGAAAGTGCAGGTTACATAACCTTCACACCTAATATCAACGTCAATATAACTGTTAAGTTCTTGCATAAGGACGGAACAACAATATATGAAGTAAACAGTGGGTTTATCGGTGGTTCAAATGATAAGACGTTTACTTTTGATGATGATGTTATCATTACAGAAGTAAGTAATTTGAAAAACATTAGACTGCTAAACAAATAATTTATCTATAATAAAAAAAGAAAATGATATACGTTAAACTAAATACAGAAGATAATACAATTGAATATGCAAAGAATGTATATACCACTGAAGAAGGTGAATTAATCCTTAACTTCAAAGCTAATCCTGAATTGATGAAACAGTACGGATTTAAGGAACTTATTGATTCACCTGTTGAATTTAATGCCGATTATCAAACTTATACAGTATCTTATGTGGAAGATGCCGACACCATAACCAAACAATATCATATTGTTTATCTTCCAATCGAAACTTTGAAAGAAGTGAAATTGAAGAAATTGGCTGATTATGACACTTCAGAAAATGTAAATGGTTTTATCTTGAATAATAAAACAGCTTGGTTTGATAAGGAAAACCGTGCTGCATTATCCACTTCAATTGAATCAGCCTTATTACTTGGTGAAACAGAAATTACCTTTGTTGTTAATGATAAGGAATTTTCAATTGATATTCCTACCGCAAAACAAATGTTGGCAGCAGTACAAAGATATGCTGATAAATGTTATTTGGTGACAGAAGCACACAAACGAGCAATTAAAGGTTTGTCAGAATCCGAAGATGTTGTTAATTATGATGTTACAACAGGCTATCCGACTAAAGTAACATTCACATTATAAGTTGTTTTTATTGATGTTTGAACCCACACTGAATTTGCAGTGTGGGTTTTGTTGTTTATCGGGACAATTTATCTTTTGATAAAATAAATCAGATGATTCAAATAAATTTCAAAGAAAATTATATCCTGTTTTCATATCCTGACGGTAAATATTACGGTTATAAGACAGGAACAATCAGACACGAAATAGAAGGTTCTGCAATTTCATTCTTCTTGCTTGATAATGAAGTGGGTGAACAGCCTGTTTTAAATTTCAATTATAAGAATTGTATGATTGAAGGTGTACAAGCAACCGAAGAAAATATTAATGACTTGCTTTCTGTAATTTATAATGGCATAACCACAGATGTAAAGGTTATTTCCTTCACACTTGACCCTGAAAAGGATGAATTGAAAATTGAACAAAATGATGATACATATTATACTGTTTCATTATCCAAATACAACTTTACAAATGATATATCCAATCTTCTTTCATTAATCAATACTGAAGTTGAACGTGCCAAAGCAGCAGAAAAAGTAAATGCTGATGCTATTGCTGCTGTTGATACGGCTTACAAAGCTGCTGATGCTATATTACAAGACAATATTAATACCGAAGTAACACGTGCCACTGCTGCTGAAAGCGAATTGAATACCAAGATTGAAACTGAAGTTAAAGCAGAAGCAGACAGAGCTAAAGCAGAAGAAGCGAGAATTGAAACAAAAGCAGTGGAATTGGTTGAAGCTGAAACAGAACGTGCCACTGAAGCCGAAAGTATTTTGGATTCCAAGATTACTTCAGAAGTAAAATCTGAATCAGACAGGGCACAGGCAGCAGAAGCAGCACTTGATACAAAGATTGAAGCAGAGATTACACGTGCAAAGACTGAAGAAGAAAGAATTGAAACCAAAGCAGTAGATTTAATAACTGCTGAAGTTGAACGTGCCACTGAAGCGGAACAGGCAAATACAGATGCAATCAGTGCTTTAGATACTGCATATAAGGCTGCTGATGCCACTTTAGATACCAAGATTGAAACTTTGGTTACTGTTGAAAAAGAGCGTGCCATAAGCGAAGAAACACGTATTGAAACAAAAGTAGAAGAATTGGTAAATGCAGAATCAGAGCGTGCTAAAGCTGCTGAAAAAACAAATGCTGATGCTATTGCTGCTGAAGTAGAACGTGCCACTAATGCTGAACAAGATTTAAATGATAGAATTGATGCAAATGGTGATGAAGTAAAATCCGAATCAGACAGAGCACAGGCAGCAGAAGCGGAACTTAATGCAAAGATTGAAGCGGAGATTACACGTGCCACCACTGCTGAATCTGTATTAAATACCAAAATTGATACCGAAGTTAAAGTAGAATCAGACAGAGCCAAAGCAGAAGAAGCAAGAATTGAAATAAAGGCAGAAGAATTGGTTGAAGCTGAAACAGAACGTGCCACTGCTGCTGAAAAAACAAATGCTGATGCCATTACTGCTGAAGTATCGAGGGCAAAGGCTGCTGAAGAAGTGAATGCTACTGCAATTATAACCGAAAAAGAACGTGCTGTTGCTGCCGAAAATGTTATTAGAAATTCTTTGAATGATGAAATTGGTAGAGCACAGGAAGCAGAAACAGAACTTAATACAAAGATTGAAACGGAAGTTACCCGTTCTAAAGCTGAAGAAGTAAGAATTGAAAATAAGTTTGATGGATTTATTTCAACTTTAGATTCTAAAATAAATACAAATAAAACAGCAATTGAAGCAGAAGTGGCACGTGCTACCACTGCTGAAACTCTAATCAATAAAAAGGTTGATGATGAAGTGATACGTGCCAAAGATGCGGAAAAAATCAATTCAGATTCAATTACTAATGAAGTTACACGTGCAAAGGCTGCTGAAAAGGTTATTTCAGACGATTTGAATGCTGAAATAATCAGAGCCAAAGCCGCAGAAAAAGCCAATAATGATACTATTAATGCAGAAGCCGAGAGAGCACAGGCAGCAGAAGATAATATTGATGGCAAGTTAACTATTGAAGTTGCACGTGCCACTAAAGCTGAAGAAGATTTTGCTGCACTATTGGCAGGAACTTCAGGTGCAACTTCATTTTCAAACATCAAAACCGAATTAGATAAACTTGGTGATGATTACAATTCAATTAGAAGTATTGCTGTTACTTTAAAGAATTTCCTTAGCGCAGGTGGTATATCTGATGCTATTGATTCATTCAAAGAACTTCAGGACTTCTTAGCAGGTATAACGGATAATCAAACTTTGGCAGGGTTATTACTTGAATTGAAGAATGAAATATTAGGTGGTGCAGGTGAAAATATAAATACTTTGAAAAAAGTTTATGATGCACTTTCAGGTAATACAGGTGGTGAAGTTGATTTGACTAACTACTATACAAAGGCTGAAACAGATTCTAAAGTATCGGGCAAAGTTGATAAGATTACAGGTAAAGGACTTTCAACAAACGATTATACGACTGCTGAAAAAAGTAAACTTGCTTCATTATCCAATTATGATGATACTGAATTAAGAAGCCTGATTGGAAACACTTATACCAAGTCTGAAGTTGATGCTAAGATTGATGAAGCTGTTGCAGGTGGTGAAGTGGATTTATCAAACTATTACACTAAATCTGAAACAGATTCCAAAGTATCAGGCAAAGTTGATAAGATTACAGGTAAAGGACTTTCAACAAACGATTTTACAACTGCTTTGAAAACCAAATTGGAAGGTTTAACCAATTATGATGATTCTGATATTAGAACTTCAATTACCAATATTCAGAATATGATTGAATATACTTTAATTGAACAAACAGTTTCAAATACAGGTACATTAGCATTAAGTTCTGATAGAATACAACATTCAGTGATAACGAGAAATACAACAATTACATTACCAACAGTAAATAAATATACGGTAATTGATTTGTCGTTTACAGCCAATTCAAATTACACTGTTACGTTTCCTTCTTCTTTGATTTGGAAATCTGCACCAAGTGAATTTAAAGATGGCGTTGAAATGGAATTTATATTTACTTACAATAATAATAAATGGTATGCTGCATATATAGAGTATGGAAATAATTAAGAAAAAGTTTTTATCTAATAATTCAGAACCTTTGCCAATTGGTGAAGGTCTGATTTTTAAGATACTTGCTAAAGCAGGTGATTTTACTTCCACACTTCCAATTTATATAAGAAGTGGAGAAACCATTACTGTTAATTGGGGTGGAACTGTTACGCAATATAATAGCGGTGTTATAACTAAATCCTTTAACTACTTGGGAAATACGGAAATATTGGTTCAAATAACCACTGATAAAGAAGATATATGTATTGCAAATCAATCTTCTGCTTATTCTTATATAAAAGAATTGGTAAGTTGGGGTGATAAGCCATTAGTAAGCAATCTTAGCTTCTTAGGTGGTATGTTCGTTAATGAACCCTATCTTACTAATGTTGCTGAAGATACTAATAATGTGTGTTCCACATTAACTGATTCAAGAAATATGTTCAGTGGTTGTTATGAATTGGTTTCTGTTCCCCAATTAGATACATCTAATTGCAAATTTATGTCTAATATGTTCAGACAGAATTCTAAATTAGAAGCAGTATATGGGTTGGATTTAAGTTCAGTAACCGATATAAATAGTACAACAAGGTTATTTGCAAGCCCTGCAACCTTTAACCTGTTGAAAAAACTTTATATATCTAATTTAGGTAAAAGTTCTGCTGATTATTTCAATTTGGAAAACTGTACTACTTGGGATATTGAAAGTATGTTGTGGAGTGCCAATCATTCTGAAACATTAACAACAGGAACAAAGTATATCAGATTATATACAACTAATGGTTATGATGAACCTGTTACTGTTTGGCGAAACAAAGGATATAATGTTATTGGAATAATGGATTAATATAAGGTGGTAAGGGATTGAAACTTACCACCTTTCTTTTTGCCTGTTTTTATCTTTTTCTAAAAAGAAATAAATGGGAACAAAGAAAGAAATAAAACTTAGCTATACCAATATAAATCTAAATAGTCAAACGCCAACATTTCCCAATTTCAGAAAGTATAAAAATTGGATTAATTACGGTGACAATAACGATTTTCCACAACGAATAATCAACCTTAATAACCAATCAGCAGTTAATAAGGCTATCTTAGATAACAAGGTTACTTATATATTGGGTGATGGTATTGATGATTCTGAATTTTACTTTGGTACACCAAATCAAACCGATACATGGGATTCATTTATAGAAAAAATTACCAAAGATTATGTAATGTTTGGTGGCTTCTGTTTTCAAGTAATAACCAATCAGGACGGAACATCTTTTTCATTATATCATACAGATTTTTCAAAAGTAAGATGTGGTGATTTTAATGAATTTGGAATTATATTAAACTATTATATTTCAAACGATTGGACGAAAACAGCAGGAAGAACAGCACCCGTAGGTGTTAAGGCTTGGGGAACTGAACAACCAATCAAAGGTGAAAGATACCTGTACTACTATAAAGATTATACAAGTGGATTGGATTATTACCCAATACCTTCATATTATTCAGCAATTGATTATGTTGAAGCTGATGGTTTATTAGCCAAATTTTACCGTAACAGTATTAATAATGGGTTTACCCCTTCAACGATTATTACCATGCCTGCAAACCCTTCAGACGAAGAAAAAGAAGCATTTCAGGCAGATATGGAACGTAACTTCTGTGGGTCTGAAGGTGCAAATTCATTTATGGTTCTTTGGGGTGAATCACAAGAAATAAAGCCTGTTGTTACTTCATTTTCTGCAAGTCAAAATGCTGATTTATATAATAATGTGAATGATGTAATATTTCAGAAAATTATATCTGCACACCGATTAACAAGCCCGACACTTGCAGGTATATCAGGTTCAGGTAATTTATCAGGGAACGCAAACGAAATTACTAATGCCTATATCTTATATAATTATACGGTTATCCAACAGCTTAGAAGAAATATATTAGACTGTTTAAATCAATTTGTGATAATGAACGGATATACAGGTAAATTGAAAATTAAAGAATTAGATGTAATTGGTAAAATCGCTGAAGCTGCTACACCTGAAACTGAAGAAAATAATAATGAAATAAACACTGTAAACTAATGGCAAAGAACACATATCAACCAATTGTTTTGATTAATGAAGCGTTATTTAAACTTCATTCCCCTGTAACAGATAATACGGTTATTACTGAATTTATTCCATATCTTTCAATTGCACAGGAATTATATATTGAACCTATAATTGGAACAGCTTTATCTGAAGAACTGAAACATCAAATCAGCACCAATACCTTAACCCCTGAAAATGGTGATTTAATAGTTAAGATTGCACCTGTACTTTCATTCTATACAGTGTATCAGGGATTACCGTTCAAATGGGCTACTGTATTGAATAAGGGTGTAACCGTGCGTGAAAGTGAAAATTCCAAATCAGTTGATATAAAGGATATAGCCCAATTAAGAAGTTGGCTGAAAAATGATGCTGAAGTATTGGCTTCACAACTGATTGATTACTTATGCAGGTGCAGGTTAAGTTATCCGCTTTGGATGCCTTCAGATGAATGTGCGTGCAAAAATACATATAGTGAAGGTAGTGCAACCAAAAAGTTTGAATCAGGAATATTTTTCAAACATAAAAATAAAACTTGTAATACATGTAAGAAATGATGGAAGTAACGATTGGAACAATATTAGCCTACTTGGTAACAGGTGTATCTTCTGTTATTGCTTGGTTTGCAGCAAACAAATGGCTATTTCCACTGATTAAAGAATGGTGGACTAAACGCAAAGAAGATGCAAAGATTCAGGATGAAAGGGATATTAATGTTAGAAAGGAATTGATAGAAATTGATTCCAACACTGATGATTTGTATAAATCAAGGGTTGAATGGTGTTTAAGTCAAATAACAGTTTTGGAAGGTAAGTTGGATTCCAAACAGAAGGAGATAAACGACTTTATGAAAGAATTGGATAATCTAAGGGGAATAATCGTAAATCTTCAAACTCAAATAATGAATAATAAATTGGAAATTAATAAGTTGCAGGGCTATTGCTGTAAGAACTTAGATTGCCAATTCAGGGTAAAATGTGATTGAAAATGATAAAGAATTTAGTTGATAATTTTATAAACATATACAGACAATACGAAGGAAAGTATTGTGTTAATGATTATGTAATGATAATAGAATATTTGAAAGAAAAGAATATTCTACCTTCGGAATACGTTATTGAACCTTATAATCAGTATCAGATAAGTCTAAATATAGATTTATTTGAATATTATTCAAGGAATAATTTGTTATAAAATTGGTACTGAAAAAGTGGTAAGTTTGTTTCCTAAGTCGTATATTTGCTAAAATAGATGATTTATTTTCACATATTTATTTACTTTTGAAGCTAATCAGATATTTATTTATATAAAGGTTAAGGAGTTGCAAGCCTTTGACCTTGATAGTTGAAGTTCAATAAAGTGTTATTGAATTAATGGTGCAGGTGAATCCTTTAGTTGTGTTATCCAATTCACCTGCATCTTCAATTATCTAAAATTGGATAATGCACAGGATAATAAAAAATAAAATCAAAAAAAATTATGGATAACACAAAAACAACTGCTGTTGAATCAACAGCTAAAATTTCTTATCAATTTACAGCCGTACCAACTAAATTAATGATGCTATTGGATAACAATTGCCGAAGTATGCTATTCACATTAATTCAATTATCTTCATGTTATGCTAATGAGGACGGATATTTCTTTCGCTCAAATTCAGACCTTCAAGCCGAATCAAACCTTTCAAAGAACTTGGTAATTGTTACTATTGATACATTATATACTAATGGTATAGTTGATGTTAAATGTAGTGGTAATAAATGCAAGAAGATAGCCAATTACTATAAATTGAATTTTGATAAAATATTGGAATATGAAAATATCTCACTTGAAGATACTAAGAATCCCGATAATAAGATTACAACTTTGAAGTATAAAAATAGTGATTATGTTCCAAGCTATAAGACCGCAAAGGAAACCGCAACAGATACCGCAAAAAGTGAACATCAAAAACCGCAAAAAGTGAACACTAATATAGATAGTATTAATTTAGATAATGAAGAAAATTTAAATAATAAAGAAAATTTAAATAACTTATATATAACATATAATAGTAAAAATGATTTATCAGAAAAATTAACCTATTTGGAATCTATTGATGAAGGAGAATTATTCCCCTTCATCAAATACTTATTATTACAAAAATTGATTGATAAGGATTTTTACTATAAGGCAATAAACAGAACTATTATCAATAATAAATTAAAAAGCTATCAAGTATTAGAACTGAACGGTAAAGCAAATTACCTTTAGTATATTCCAATTCATTACTAAATATAACAAAGGAATTTGGAAACAGTTATTATAACTGTTTTCAATTCCAATTAGAATGAAATTTAACACTGTTTTAAGGCTTTCCCTTAAACGATTTACACTAAAACAATAGATTGTTCCAATTGGAATAAACAGGGCTGTAAAAGCCTTAAAATAAATAATAATATAATAAACAAACAAGTATGAAACAAAGTACATTAAATAACATCAAGCAAGCTGTTAACCAATTAATAAAAAACAACATCAAGTTAACAACAGAAGTATTATCCAAAGAAGCACATACTTCAAAAAGAAGTGTAACAGAATTTTTCAAGATATACCCAAAGGAATCATTCAATAAGTATTATAAAAATGGTACTGCCAACAATAGTACCATTTTGAAAAGTGCTGATGAAAATGGTACTATTGAAAACAGTACCATTTTAAAACAAGATACACAAAGTGGTACTGAAACCAACCCTGTTGAAAATGGTACTGACAAAAACGGTACTGTTCAAAGTGGTACTGAAGAACACTTTGATATAACAACAGAAGAAGGTTATGTAAACCAACTAAACAAGTTATATTCCAAAGGAACTATTGATAAAGAATATTATCTTGAACAGGTTGGGATATTGAAAAATAATTATCCAATCAGTTATGAACTAATAAAAAATAAACTGCTGATGAACTAATGAATAAGAACCTTGTAATTGCTGTTTTAAGCCTGTTGTTGGCTTTATCAATAACATTCCAATACTTTTATCATTCCAACCGAAACAGTACTGAAAACAGCCTTAAAACCGATACTATAACCATTACCAAGATTGATACTGTAACTGTTACTAAACCTGTATTGAATAACAGGTTTATAACCCAAGTAATAACAGACACCTTGTATAATACGGATTCCGTATTAGTTCCTGTACAGATTCCAATTGAAACAAAGATTTACCAAGATAGCACATACAGGGCTGTTATATCAGGCTATCGGGCAAGCCTTGATACAATCCAAGTATATCCGATTCACACCTATACAACCATTACCAATATAATTACCAAAAAGAAACGTTTTAATATAGGGCTTCAGGCAGGGGTTGGATATGGATGCTTCAACAAGAAACCTGATATATATGTTGGTTTGGGCGTATCTTACAGGTTGTTTTGAGTTAACAAATATAAACACTAAGGAGTAGTAATTTTATTAACATTTGTTAGTTATTTAAAGTGGTAAGTTGGTTGCACAGGTCGTATATTTGCACTGTAAGTAACTTACCAATAGAATAAATCCAAACTATATAGTTTTAAAATAAAGTTCAAATACAGCCTTAAAACAGGTTGTATTTGAAGATTGTATAACCTTATAAATAAATTAACAAGATGGATATAATAATTAAGAGTGAAAGGGTGCAGGAATTAAACCTTATTGTGGAAGAACATTATAAAAATGAAATAATTCCAACATATTTGAAACAATACGGCAAAGCAATCATTCCTGTTATCAATAGAGAGATTGAAGAAATGAAACAGTATCTAATATATGAATATGTGATGAATTATTTGAAAGACCAAGAACCTGAAGTTGACACTGAATACCTAAATTGATATGAAGTATATAAATAAGTCTGATATGCAGGGTTTGATTGTAACTGAAGCAAGAACCCTGCATCTTGCTTCTTCAATTGATACTTTGGTTTGGGTGAAGCATATAACAGGAGTGGATGATACTAAGAAGGGTGGCTATTCCCTGATTGGAAATTTTATTTCGGATAATAGATACGACACCAACACCGTATATATCGCCAAGTTTGAACGGATAGAGAGCAAGGAATATACTTTTAATCATTATGTTCTATTCCTGCTGACTGAAGATTATGAAGTGAGGATAAAAAAGGTGGTATTGAATGTGGTGATACATGGAAAAGATAGGGATAGGATTTGCAATACAAAATTGAATTGGGCTGATGAATTAAAGAAAGAACTAAAGTGTTTGTTTCAACGGTTTTGATTATATTTGTGTTACAAATTAATACAATATGAATATAGCATATAAAATATCTTATAAGTTTGATAATGAAGAATCGGAAGAAAATTACTTTTCATCTAAATATCATTATCCATATAATTTTACTATTACTCAAAAAGATAAAGACTTAGAATGTAACTATAAGGCTGACTTGTTAGAATTCTTTGTAAAATCGAAATATCTAAGGATAGCACCATTATATAATTCTTATAGTAGGAATAAAGATTTTACAATAGAGGTTGAAGTTGAGGATAGCTGTTCCATAACTATCTTACGTGATTGTATTCTATCAGAAGAAATAAAAAAAATAATTGAATATTTGCGCTTCTGCTTTATGTTCTTAAATCGTGATGATGCAGAAGATAATTATATAAGAATTTGTGATAGATATTCACCGTTTTGTAATAATATATATTTGCATTTTAATTACTTATTAATTGAAATAGAATCATATATGTTTCAATCAGATAAATTAAGAGCAACAAAGCACTGTAACAATATTTTAAGGGAATTTACAAGTGAAATTTGTGCACCATTTTCTAATCTTGACAAATTAAAAATAGAAGAAGCATATATTAATTTATATTATAAAGCAAAAAAATCAATTGATGAAATCGTTGATATAATTGGAAAAATGACTTTGTTATTAGGATTTAGATATGAGTATGATTATGAAACTTCTTTTTATCAATATCTAAAGACAATAATGGAAACATTAGATGAAAAAATCAAATCTGACGAAGTTATAACTACACAATTTTCTTTTGAAGCTAATGAAACAATTCTTGAAGGACATTTCAAATTTAACCGTGATAATGAACGTTACCTTTATGATTATCTGAATGAACTTTATAATATCTTCAATATAGGAGATAAGAAGTTATGCAGGCAAAACAGATTAGGTGGTATATGTGCCATTATATATGATGCTAAAGTTATCACCAACTGTAATACCTTTAGCGAATGTATGCGTTTATTATGTGGTTATTGGAAACGTGAAACACCCAAAGACTGCCGATTAAACAAGTACCAAGACACCAAACAAGAACTGTTGGATAAACACAGAATTTTAAATGAAATCCCCCGAAAATAGATTTATCCCCTAAAAATCCCCTTCACAAATCCCCTTTATTTTTATAAAACGTTGATTTACTGCAAATAATAATTTGTGGTAAATCCCCGTTTTTGTGTCCCCACATAAAAGCCCAATCTTTGCAGTACCGAAAGATAAAAACAGAATTTGATTACTAATCATTAAAAAATAAATTAAAATGAAAACTACATTCAAACCCGAAAACGTGATTGAAATCTTAGACGAAAACACTGCAAGTTGTGCTAAAGTCTATTGTGTGTTAACTAAAGAACTATCTAAGAAGCGCAAACCAACTGAATCAGTTCCAAGCCTGAAGGAAATTGCACAACAGTATAAGTTGCAAGTTAGAAGTATTAAGAAAGCTCTATCTTATTTAATATCAAAAGATTTTATTTCTCCTGAAGATTTCCCTTCAAATTGGGAACTTGAATCAAAATCCGAAATTACTAAGGATGTGCAGAAGGTAATTAATATCGTAACTGAAGCAGCCGTTAACAGTGAAGAAGTAAATTCTGTTGATGGTGTTGCAATCGCTAAAGTGAAAACAGTAACAGATATAAAAATGATGAAAAAGATATATTGTCTAATATCTTACATATTATCTAATTCTTATTTGGATGAGAAGATTGTTGCAAAACTTGATAAAGATTGGTTCAGGAAACCATTTGATAAAACCCGATATAAAGAACAATTGAAATTTAACAAGGAATGGAAAAGAAAGCAGCAAGAACTTCAGCAGGAAAAAGTGTCTGTACAGGATAAAAGGACTGATAGCAACGTAATTGAAGTTGATGCAGAACGGGTTGAAACTCCAATTCCTGAAGCAACCCAAAAGCGGTTTACTTGTAAACAGGATAGGATATTTCAGCAGAAGAAACAGAATTTAAACAGAAGATATACAGCATATTAATTAACTATTAAATAACAAACAACCATAACTGCAACGAGAATGATAAAAGTTTTAACAATTTAAACAAAAAAGAAATGATTAAAGTAAATTCTATTGAAGAAGTAAAACAAGTATTTAACAGAACTCGTTTTGATATAATTGGTTTGGGACTTGGAATTTTTGAAAATATTGAACTGTATGCAGATACAGAAGTGATTAACAATCTTCCTTCTGAATTTGAAACTAAATGTGATGGTGAAATAGAAACAATTCTAATAAAGAAGAATCCTGATAACACAATATCACTAACAAGACCTGAAGAAATTATAATGTCACAGGTTCAAGACTTTGTTAAAAATGTAAACATAACAAAATGGACTGATGAACATACTTATATGGTTGAATGTGGTGCATTTGGAAAGTATTTGTTTGTTGTGTTGGAATGGTTGAGAGCAAACAATATGCCGTTACCTAATAACAAGTATATTGATTCTATTACGGTGAATCAAGTTCCTGATGTTGATGAAAATATATTTCAGCAATCGGCAAGTTATGTGGTAATTACCAAGTAATATAATTCATAACATTTTTTAATTGTTATTTGAAGCACTATTACCTGTGAAGGTAGTGGTGCTTATTTTTTTCATCTTTTTCTGAAAATACTTTGTTTATCATTTGATAAACAAAATAAAATCCTTATCTTTGTAAGGTCAAAAAGACATAACATTATTAATAACTAAAAACAAAAAATGAATGAAGCAGTAGAAAAAAAGATTGAAAAGGTAAAACAAAACCTAACCGATTATTTAAGCCTGTGCGATTTAATCGGAGCAACACAAGAAGAACAGGAAATACAGATTAATATGATGTTAGATGATTTGATTGTTCTTCTGAAATTAAGAAAAGAAAGTAATTAACTAAGTTCCCCCTTCGGGGGGAGCTTTAAACCATATATACATGAATAGTTTTGATAATATATTAGGGAAGATGAAACCGTTAATGGGAACACAAGAACCCAAAGAACGAATTGAACTTGAAAATCTAATAACCGAATTAAGAAAGTTAGATTTGACTGATGAACAAAGATTGATAATCAAACAGTTCATTCAAACAGGTATTGATGAAAGTAAGATTGAAGTAGAATCAATCAAATGTGAGATAAATCTAAGAGAACAACTCAAAGAAGTTGCAGAGATTATTTCACTTTCATATATTGCAAAAACATATTTCAAAAAATCACGGGTTTGGCTCTATCAAAAAATTGATGGAACTGTTATACATAATAAACCTTGCAAGTTCACAGAAGAAGAAATTGAAACTTTAAAGTTTGCTTTAAAAGATATTGCTAATAAATTGGATTCGATACAATTAGTTATTAAATAACTTGTTGTGTTCTTTTTGACGAAATAACTCTGAATTCATTTTAGGGAGATACTTTAATTAGTATCTCCTTTTTTTTGTGCTTTATTGAAAAAAAATTGTCTAAAATCGAATTTTTGAAAAGTTCTTGATATTTATAATAAAAGGAAAAAGATATGAAAAACAAAGAACAACAATTTATTAATGCTTATGAGGAGTTCTTGAATGATTGTTCCGAAACAAAGACAAAGAAACAGGATAATAAAAATGATTTAACTTTCACCGAAGCCTGTTTGATGATAATTATAATGGCAATAATAGTCTTTATATGTTGACTTTCAATAACCTAAACTATATATTATATGAAAAAATGATGAAACAACAAATAGAACTAATAGGTCAAAACGTACCTTCTAAAAAGAACAGTAAAATAATAACAAAATCCAAAAGGGTAATATCATCAAAATTAGTTCAATATTACGAAAGATGGGCAACCCCACGATTGAAGGAACAGTTACCCACATGGCAAGAAATGATTCAGAATAAACCCCTTCCATTAAAAGTTTCATTCTACTTCTATCGAGACAGTAAAAGAAAATGGGACTTTGTGAATATAGTGCAAGTTTTAGCAGACCTTATGCAGAAAGAAGGGTATTTGAATGATGATGATACAAAGAATTTCATCCCCCTGTATATAGGTGAAGAAGTTACCACCAAGAAAGAAGCAGGGGTAATTATGACAATAGAATAATATAGATTAAAATATAAATTGAAATGACAAGATACGATAAACAAGAACTTAGAGGAAGAGAAATTGTAACTAATTATTT